ATTAGGCTCGTATGGCCGCAGGTTCGGAGTTTTTTCTGGATAGTGCGATATGGCAGGACCAGCCCCCAAACCGACGAGGCTAAAGCTCCTCCAGGGGAACCCTGGCAAGCGGCGACTGAACCAGGCCGAGCCCATGCCGCGTGCTGAGCGCATGTATGCGCCGCGCTGGCTGGACGCTGAGGCCAAGAGCGCCTGGCGTGACATCGCGCCCAAGCTCCAGCGCATCGGGCTACTCACCGAAATAGACGGCCCGATGCTAGAGGCGTGGTGCGTGTTGTATGCACGCTGGCGCAAAGCGGAGAACGTCCTCAAGACGGGTGGGCTCACCTATGAAACGGCCACCGGCTTTGTGCGGCCGCGGCCGGAGATCGCCATCGCCACCAACACGCTCAAGGAGATGCGCCTGCTGGTCACCGAGTTTGGCATGACGCCCGCATCGCGTTCACGGATCAGCGTGGCGCCGCCAGAGCAGGCCGATCCCTTTGAGGCATTCCTATCCGAGTCGCGCGTGACCGAGGCGCTGGCAAGCGATGACTAGACACCCGGTGGTCGAGTACATGCACGGCGTGCAGGAGGGGACGATCCCCGCCTGCCAGCTCGTGCGGCTGGCCGTGGAGCGCCATGCGCGCGACCTGGAGACCGGCGCCGAGCGCGGGCTGCGCTTTGACCGCGAGGCGGCGGGCTATGCGCTGCGCTTTTTCTCGTTCCTGCGCCACTCCAAGGGCGAGTGGGCCGGGCAGCCCTTTGCGCTGGAGCCCTGGCAGCAGTTCCTGATCTGGGCGGCCTTTGGGTGGAAGCGCGCCGATGGCCTGCGGCGCTTTCGCACGGTGTATGAGGAGGTGCCCCGCAAGAATGGCAAGACCACCATGCTGGCGGGGTTGGGCCTCTATCTGCTGACAGCGGATGGTGAGCCGGGGGCCGAGGTCTATTCGGCGGCGACCAAGCGCGACCAGGCCAAGCTCTCGTGGACGGAGGCGGTGCGCATGCGCGGCGCCTCGCCCAGCCTGAGCCGCATGGTGCAGCACTTTCGCGCCTCGGACAACCTGAGCGTGGAAGCGACGGCCAGCAAGTTCCAGCCGCTGGGGGCCGACGCTGACACCATGGACGGCCTCAACATCCACGCGGCGCTGATCGACGAGCTGCACGCGCACCGCACACGCGCCGTGGTGGACGTGCTCAACACCGCCACCGGCTCGCGGCGCCAGCCGCTGATCTGGGAGATCACCACGGCGGGCTATGACCGCAACAGCGTGTGCTACGAGCACCACGAATATAGCCGCCAGGTGCTGGAGGGGACGGTCGAGGATGATTCGTGGCTGGCCTGGATCAGCACGATTGACGAGGGCGACGACTGGAAGGACGAGAGCACCTGGGCCAAGGCCAACCCCAACCTGGGGATCAGCGTCAAGCTGGACGATCTGCGGCGCAAGGCGGAGCAGGCCAAGCGCATGCCCAGCGCGCAGAACGCCTTTTTGCGGCTGCACCTGAACGTGTGGACGCAGCAGAGTGACCGCTGGATTGACCTGGATCTGTGGGACGAGAACGCGGGGACGGTGGAGGCCGAGGCGCTGGCCGGGCGGGCCTGCCATGGGGGCCTGGACCTCTCGGCGGTGAGCGACCTGACGGCGTGGGTGATGGTCTTCCCGAGCGAGGCGGACCCGGAGCAGCTCGACATCCTGGCGCGCTTCTGGTGCCCGGCGGCGCAGCTCACCAACGACGCCAACCGCTACCGCGACCAGTATCAGGCGTGGGCGCGCGAGGGCTACCTGGAGACCACGCCGGGCGACGCGATTGATTACCAGTTCATCAAGCGGCGCATCCTGGAGGATGCGGGGCGCTATGAGCTGCGCGACCTGAACGTAGACCGCCTCTTCCAGGGCTATGGCCTCTCGATGGAGCTGGCCGACGAAGGGCTGGCAGTGAACGGCATGGGCCAGGGCTTCCTCTCCATGGCCATGCCGGTGAAGGAGCTGGAGAAGCGGCTGCTGGGGCGCAAGCTGCACCATGGTGGCCACCCGATCTTGCGCTGGATGGCGGGCAATGTGCAGATGCGCCAGGACCCGGCGGGCAACCTGAAGCCGGACAAGGCCACCAGCCAGGGCAAGATCGACGGGATCGTGGCGCTGATTATGGCGTTGGACCGGGCCATGCGCCGCGAGCCGCCCAAGCGCAGCGTGTACGAAGATCGCGGCCTGGAGGTGGTCTAGTGTTCGATCCCTATCCCTGCCTGCGGCAGGTGGTGGTGAACACCAAGACCGATCGCGCCTTTCGCGGCGTGCTGTGGCGCAAGCGCCGCGGCTACCTGGTGCTGCGCAACGTGGAGATGCTCCAGCCCGGCGGGGCGATGATGCGCATGGATGGCGAGGTAGTGGTCGACAGGGCCAACGTCGACTTTATCCAGGTGGTGTCCTGATGGCATTCATACAAAGCACCGGGGTGATCACCGAGCTGGATCAGCGTTGGGCGCCGGGCGGGGTCTATTCCAGCTTGAAGTTCTACAACCAGAACACCTACGACTATGCCACGCTCTACCGCACTCAGCCCAACGTGCGCACGTGCGTGGATTTCCTGGCGCGCAACATTGCGCACCTGGGGCTGCACGTCTACCAGCGCGTGGGCGAGACCGACCGACGGCGCCTGCGCGACCACCCCCTGGCGGTGATCTTGGCCCAGCCACTCCCACCCTGGGCCAAGGTCACCCGCTACCGCCTGATCCATGATCTCGTGGCGGACCTGGGGGTCTATTGGAACGCCTTCTGGTTAAAAACGCGCATGGGAGATCAGCCGAGCGGGCTGATGCGCCTGCCGCCCGAGATGATGAGCGTGCACGGCACGCTGATCCCGGAATATTACGAGCTGAACATCTCCGGCACGCCCAAGCGGCTGGAGTGCGACGAGCTCGTGCACTTTCGCGGCTATAACGCGGCCAACCCGGTGTGGGGCCTCTCGCCCCTGGAGACGTTGCGGCGCGTGCTGGCGGAAGAGCACGCCGCGGGCGATTACCGCGAGAACTTTTGGGCCAACGCGGCGCGTATGGGCGGGGTGATCGAGCGGCCGCCCACGGCGCCGGAGTGGAGCCCCCAGGCCAGGGAGCGCTTCAAGGCCGAGTTCGAGCAGCTCTACTCTGGCGCGGCCAATTCGGGCAAGACGGCCGTGCTGGAAGAGGGCATGAGCTGGCGGCAGATGACGTTCAACGCGCAAGAGTCAGAGTACCTGGCGGGGCGCAAGCTGACGCGCGAGGAATGCGCGCGGGCCTATCACATCCCGCTGCCCATGGTGGGCATCCTGGATCATGCCACGTTCAGCAATATCCGCGAGCAGCACAAGAACCTCTACCAGGACTGCCTGGGGCCCTGGCTGGCGATGATCGAGCAGGAGATCGAGCTGCAACTGCTGCCCGATCTGGGGGCCAGCGAGGGGGTCTACTGCGAGTTCAACATCGATGAAAAGATGTCGGGCTCGTTCGAGGAAAAGGCGGCCTCCTACCAGACGGCGGTGGGGCGGCCTTACATGACGGTGAACGAGGTGCGCGCGCGGGAGAACCTGCCCAGCCTGGAGGGCGACGCCGACGAGCTCGTCACCCCGCTCAACATGATGACATCCAGCGGGGCCGAAGCGCAGGCTGAGGCAGAAGCCCAGGCGGTGGCGGCCGCAGAGGCTGCGGCCGCAGAGGCAGCCGCCCAGGCCGAGGCGACACAGCCCGCGCCCGATGTCGAGCCGGAGCAATCCGCGAAGGGCAAAAAGACCAAGGTGGACCCGACCCTGCCGCGCACGCGGGCGCGCCACCGCGAGATGTGGGCGCTGGTGTATGCGCGCAATTTCTCCCGCCAGCGGGATGCGGTGCTGAGCCGCATCCCCAAAAGCCGTAAGGCGAGCCTGCTGGAGGTGTGGGAAGCCGAGCGCTGGAACAAGGAGCTGCGCGCCGATGTGCTCAAGCTGAGCAAGGCCACGGCGACGGTGTGGGCGCGCTATGTGGCCGAGGAGATGGAGGCCGAGATCGAGGAGGACTCGATTGACGCCTACCTGATGGAGCACGCGCGCATCACGGCGGAGAACGTCAACCGCACCACGGCCGAGGGGCTGGCCAAGGCCCTGGCGGGCGACAGCATCCTGGATGACGTGCGCCACCTGTTCGAGGTGGCCATCGCGGTGCGGGCGGCGCAGGCGGCGCTGAGCTCGGTGACGAGCATGGCCAACTTTGGGGCCCAGGAGGGCGCCAAGGCGGGGGGCATCCAGACCAAGACCTGGCAGGTGAACTCGGCCAACCCGCGCCCGGAGCACGCCCAGATGAACGGCGAGACGGTGGGCATCGGCGACCTGTTCTCGAACGGCATGCGCTGGCCGGGCGACCCGGCGGGCGGGGCCGAGAACAATTCCAACTGCGAGTGCAGCGTGGTATTCGGACGATAGGAGCGCACCATGAACCAAAAGACCTTTCGGGGCAAGCTGACGCTCAAGACCGCCGAGGATGGCGGCGAGGGCGCGTTTACGGCGGTGTTCGCCACCTTGGGCGTGAAGGACCTGGACGGCGACATCACCGTGCCGGGGGCCTTTCAGGAGGGCCAGGCGGTGCGCATCGCGCGCTGGGGCCACGATTGGGGCGACCTGCCCGTGGGCAAGGGCGTGATCCACGCCGACGAGAAGGAAGCCTGGGTAGAGGGCCAGTTCTTCCTGGAGACCCAGGGCGGGCAAGAGCACTACAAGACCGTCAAGGCCCTGGGCGACCTGCAAGAGTGGAGCTATGGCTTTGACATCCTGGAGGACGCCCGGGGCGAGCAGGACGGCGAGCCGGTGCGCCTTCTGAAAAAGCTGGACGTGTTCGAGGTCTCGCCGGTGCTGCTGGGGGCGGGGATCGACACGCGCACCGAGGCGATCAAGGGCCTGCTGAGCGCGCTCAAGCAGGGGGCGCGGCACAGCGCCAAGGACAACCAGTTGATTCAGGAGATCCACGACCGGATCGTGGGGCTGGGCGCCAAGTGCGCCGAGCCGCAAGAGGGTGACGACGAGACGCCGGACGAAGGCGATGGTGAAGGCGAGGCTGCGCCCAAACGACGCGGTAAGCCGAGCGCCGGGCCGAGCGTGCTGGCGACTCGCGTGGCGATAGAACTACTTGAAACGGGACCCATGGAGGAATGAGACGATGGCTGAGAAGCTGCACGAGCAGCTCCAGGCGGAGCTGATCGCCGCGCGCAATATCTGCGATGCGGTGGACAAGGCGGGGCGCGAGTTCACCAACGACGAGCGCCAGCAGATCGAGGGGCACATGACGGCCGCCAAGGCGCTCAAGGACAAGATCAAGGCGGCCAAGGACGACCAGGCCATGCGCAAGATGCTGATTGACCTGGGCGAGGGCATCGCCCTGAACGAGCAGGAGCGCGGTCCGGCGGTGCAGCCGGGGCGCGGCAAGAGCGTGGGCGAGCAGTTCCTGGAGTCGGCCGAGTTCAAGGCGTGGATGAAGCAGATCGCGCCCCAGGGCCGCATCCCGGATGCGCTCAAGGGCCTGCAGTCGCCGCCGGTGGAGTTCAAGCACCTGTTCAAGACGCTGGTGGTGGGCGCGAGCGACACCTCGGCGGGCGCGTTCGTGGAGACGGACTATACCGGCATCTATGAGCCGCTGGGCCGCCACCCGACGAACGTGCTGGGCCTGATCAGCCGGCGCAGCACCGATAGCGACGTGGTGGAGTTTGTGCGGCAGACCGCGCAGGTGACCCAGAGCACGCCGGTGCAAGAGGCCAACGTCACCACGTATGCCGCGAGCACGGGCGAGATCGAGGGCAAAAAGCCCGAGGGCGCGGCCACCTGGGAAAAGGTGACGGCCAACGTCAAGACCATCGCGGTGTGGATCCCGGCCACCAAGCGCGCCCTGGCGGACGCCTCGCAACTGCGGGGGCTGCTCGATCAGGAGCTGCGCGAGGACTGCCTGGAAGAGTTGGAAGACCAGATCATCAATGGCGATGGCACCGGTGAGAACTTTACCGGCATCATCAACGCCACGGGCGTGCTCACCCAGGCCTGGAACACCGACCTGATCACCACCACGCGCAAGGCCATCACGGCGGTGCGCGTGACGGGCAAGGCGCGGGGGCCGCTGGCATGGGCCATGAACCCCTCCGACGCGGAGACCGTGGACCTGCTCAAGGAT